CCAAACCAGCCATACGCAGGCAGACCTGTCTCAGGGTTTATTCCCGGCTCGCCCCACATCTCGCGGAGCTTTTCCATTTCATACTTATTGACATGGACTAGTTCAGTGTCGCCATATTCGTTCGCCATTGGCGAACCTTTGACCGCTTGAGCTGCAGCCACGAGGCCGCCACTTTTATAGGCACGAGGCTTCGTCGTAGGAATATGAACCCAATAGCGTTCTCCACCGATTCCTGTAAGAGTTGCCATGCCTAAGATCCCTGACTTATCACTTCATTGAAACGCATTGCCCATTCGCGCCAATCGTCAAACTGATATGCGTCTGGAACGCCAAGAGCTGCGAGTGACGCAATCGTTGATAACCCAGATGCCCAATTTTTCCAATCGCTTTCGTCCATGAGACGGACAGCAACGCCAAAATCTTCAATAGACGGGAACATATAGTCCGCCCAATCCACCACATTGTCTACAATGCGCGGGTCAATCGTGGTTGTGACGATCCTCGCCATTAGCTCTGATACCTGCCGTCAGCTAATTCGATATGGGCAATAACCTGACCCATCTGGTAGTCGCCGCCGACCGTGTTCGAAGAGAAACGAAACCGCAGTTCGCGACGCTGCTCCTTAAAGAACACCTGCTGCTCATACTTTTCTGAGGCCACAGCCGGGAAGGTGCGTAGTGGGCCATATACCTCAGGCGCACGGGCGTTGATTCTGCCTGTGATCTGCGCTGTCATGTCACCCTGCTGCACAAAGTCAGGCTCAATCATATCGACGTGGATTGAGCGGCTGCGCGCAGGATCGCTAGTGAGGTACGATATATCGCCCGTTTCGAAATAGCTCTCGACCGCATTGATCTGTGCGCCGTCAATCTCATCCACGCCAAACTCATGCTGCCAAATGCGGTAGCGCGTCGGGCCATTGCTAACCACGCGGATTGCCTCACCCTCAGTGATGCGCGTATCACTAGCTTCCGTGATGCGGATGTCAGGAACACCGGGGCTAATCGGATTAACGCCAGCAAGGATCGGGCGGTTCAGTGAACCAGCATAGATGCCAGCAGAGCGGCCCAGATTCGGCAGCTCCGTGTCGTACCATGTCTGCTCGCGGAAGTTATAAATCACAGCGTGCGTGCATTCAGTCGCATCGCCACGCGGATAGCACCACCAGATCTCACCAAAGCGCGGAACCTTATAGGCGAAGATCTTATTCGCATACGGGCGGTTCAGGCCATCGAAGAAATAGTTGATGTTCATGTTGTTCGGTACTTCGCGAACGACACCGTTGTACATCATGAAGCGGCCATCACCGACCCAGAAGTAAATCCCGTCATACTCAATAGCGCTATTTACCGCGATGATCGACGAGGAAGAGCTGATCGTATCGAACGCGAACACATCCGAGCCACCCGTGTAGTATGTGCGGATCAGGCTATCGAGCGTCCACAGGAGGCCGGCAGGGTTCTGACCACCACCACGCAGCGGTAGGCCCTTTACGATCTTCGAGGAGGCAATGAACGCATCGCCCGCATCACCACTGGTAAAGTTCGTGGGATCGTTTGCATCCGACCACTTCACGTACCCGTTCTGGGAAAACATAAACAGGTAAGGATGCAGCACCACAACGCCGCCGCTTACACCAGCCGTTGGGATCGGCGTTAGGGGCGTCGTATCATAGATGTTGCCGATATAGGCAGGGTAGTCTGTGCCGGTAGAAATGTCCAGCGCGGCGTCTGTGGCGTGTGCGACAAGCACAGTCGAGCTACCAGCGCCATCGTATAGCGCGTCGAACTGCCACATGAATCCCGGGCCGCCTGTGTACCCTGCAGGTGCGCGTGAAACCAGAGAGCTTGTACTGCCCGTGACATCAATCGTCATGCGCTGCAGGCCCTCACCATAGCCCATATGGGTGTAGGTGAAGTTGTTCAGCGACTGCAGGTGGAACTGATTGACCGCGCCTTCAACGAAGTTCGTGATCTGCCGATACCCGCCGATCTTGCGCGGCAGTCCGCGCTGAAACCGAACCCACTGTCCGTCAACGTAGAAGTTCCCCTCGAACCTCGTACCATCCCGTTTAATACCGGGCTGTGAATTGATGTTGACGGGGATGAGCGACATTAGATAGCCGCTTCAGGCCAGACGATAGCAAACGGGTTAGCTTGGGTGGTTATGTCGCGCAAGGCTTGACGGTATACAATCCATGCAGCAGCGTCTGCCGAAACGTCAGGTAGCTGCGTCCAATCGCAGTCAGCCAGCAGCTTGTTACGTTCAGCGCGGACAACATTCCATTGTGCGCCAACCTTTGCGGCTGATGCGTCTGCGCTAAGGTCCGACACGATGTAGTTCTGTGTCCATACGCCGTCGATCAGCAACGCTGGGCCATGCTCACGGGTTTGTGTGGCGGGGTCGTAATAAGGTGGCGTCACCAGTTTCAGTTGGTGAACATCGAACTGAACGACTTGCTCAGGCGTCAGTTTTACCACGCGGCAGAAATTGTCTTCGTCCCAGCGCGTCGGCTCAACATCATGAATGTGCCTGACGAAAGTATCGCCATTGGCTTGGACGTAGTAGAGGTTCATCCTTCAGCTTCCTTTGCCTTGCGTTTGGCAGTAACGCGCTCAACTGCCGCAGCGTATGCTTGCTCATCTTCAACTTGCGACTTTAGCGCGGATATGATCAACATTACATTGCCCATTTCTTTGCGTGTGCTGTTTAGCCGTTCTGCTACGTTAGCCGCAAACTCGTTGTCAGTTGCGTTTGCCAGCAAATGCTCAAAATTTTTACGGTCAAAGTCGTAATGGAAATACTCAACCTCACGGGCGTACATAGCGTCTGCAAGTGTGTCGTATTTATATTCAAGTGAAAGTTGTTCGTAATTCATACTATGTTCCTATGTACCAATTGTAAACGCTACGCCGCGGCCAGTGCCTGTCGGCAGCGTGGCTGGGTCAGTATATTTAGTACCAAAGGCGGAACCGCTCCACGGGTATGCTGTAACGTAGGGTGATGTGTCGTGCGCTACTGCGATAGCATCGCCAGCAGCAGAAAACGCTACGCCGTTGCCAGTACCCGTAGGCAGCGTAGCGGGGTTAGTATATTTGGTACCAAAGGCGGAACCGCTCCACGGGTAGGCTGTGATGTAGGGTGAAGCGTCGTGCGCTACTGCGATAGTAGTACCAGCGGGGCTGAACGCTATGCCGTTGCCGGCGCCTGTTGGCAGCGTAGCTGGATTGGTATATTTGGTACCAAAGCCAGTGCTGCTGCTCCACGGGTAGGCTGTGATGTAGGGTGAGACGCCATGTGCTACAGCGATAGCAGTACCAGCGGGACTGAAGGCTACGCCGTTGCCAGCGCCTGTTGGCAGCGTAGCTGGATTGGTATATTTAGTTCCAAAGCCAGTGCTGCTGCTCCACGGGTAGGCTATGATAAAGGGTGTTGAGCCGTTTGCTACAGCAATGGCGTCGCCCGCAGGACTAAAAGCTATGCCGTTACTAGTATCCGTAGGCAGCGTAGCAGGGTTAGTATACTTAATTCCAAAGCCAGTGCTGTTGCTCCAAGGATAGGCTATGATATAGGGTGTGGCATTGTATCCTACAGCAATGGCGTCGCCAGCAGGCGAAAAGGCTACATCTCTGCTTTGGGTAGTAGGTAGTGTAGCTGGGTTAGCATATTTAGTACCAAAACCCGAACCAGACCAAGGGTAAGCTGTGATGGAGGGTGATGTTGTGTGCGCTACTGCAATAATGTTACCTGTAGGATTAAACGTTACGCCATAGGCGTCGCTCGTAGGCAGCGTAACTGGATTGGTAAACTTAGCGCCAAAGCCGGTGCTAACAGTCCACGGGTACGCAGTGACAAAAGGTGATGTGATGTGCGCTACAGCAACGCTTTGCACGACCTGACCGGCAGAACCTGTTTGGTACAAGTAATTTGCCATCCACTTGGTAGAAGTGACCTTGATAGCCATAAGCGTGTTGTTGGAAGCAACAGCCAATGAGCCGGTTGTCCCCGCGCCAAACACCAGCGTATCGGTTGTAATAGCTACAGTAACGGGGATTGCGCCGTTTTCCACCGTAAACAACACCACAGTCCCAATTGGGAATGCGACGCTTGCGTTTGCGGGAATAGTATATGTGCGGGATCCTGTGTCAGCTACAGGGTGAAATATTTGTTTGCCCGCATCGCCAATTACCAGCGTGTAGTCTGCTGATTGACTGTTCTGAGGATAGGCCACTGCGTTCGACGGAAGCGCAGTAGATGCCCAGCTTGTGCCGTTGCTGGTCAGGACGTTACCCGCAGTGCCCGGAGCTACAGCAGCCACAGCCGACGTGCCGTTGCCTATCAATACGTTATTAGCGGGCAGTGTTGCCGCACCAGTGCCGCCGTTAGCGACACCCAGAGTACCCGTCAGGCTACTCGCTGGAACCCCACCAGTAGCCGTAAGCGTCCCAGCCACAGTGACATTCGCGCCATTCGCCGTCAGCGCAGTAACGCCGCCAGACTGCAGCTCCAGAACACCAGAGCCGTCGCCAGTTACGACCGCGCCGCCTGAGGTGTTGCTTGCGTTAATGGTTGTTGGCATTGGTTATTCTCCGAGAGATTCGATCTGCGCCTGAAGCGCCTGAAGCTGGGCAAAAAGTTCTTCTTTTGTGGGTGATGGAGGGGTTGGCGCTGGTTCAGGAGCGGGTCGCAGGTCTACGAACTCGCCATCAATATAAGACCAGCCAATACCGCCATCTGTAGCCTCAACACAAAGCGCGTCAGGAAATGCGTATTCAGCTTCTTCTGGAGAAGCCATAATAGTGTTGATGACTATCCCGTCTTGAATGATGTGCGTTTTCATGTGCTACCCTTAATATTCTATGATGACCACGCCAGCTGTGGAGCCCGGGACTACGCCAGTGGATATATATGATGCTCCGCCGCCGTAGCCGACACTTGGTGTGGTACTGCTGACACTGTTAACTCTTGAACCTGTTCCAAAAAGCGAACCCCCGCCAATAGAAAGTTGACCTGTTCCACCACCGCCACTTCCTTGAATATTGAGATCACCATTGGTGGCAGTTCCCCCTGCTGAGAATGTAGAAGCCGAGCTACTGGAAACAGTTCCACCACCGCCAGTTATGGTTGTACCCCCTACGGTAACACTGCTATCACCACCATTACTGCCTGTACCGCCCAAAGCGCCTACGGCGTAAGTAATGGTTGATCCGGGAGTGACAGTAAAATATCTAATAGCGGTGCCACCACCGCCGCCGCCAGTGCCACTGGGGAAACTGCTTGATAGTCCGCCGCCGCCGCCCACTACGGTAGCTTTAATTCTAGTTACGCCAGCCGGAATGGTATAAGACGTACCGCTAGTAAGAACGACCATAACGCCTTGCAGACCGGCAGCCGGAGCAGCCGCACTAGTCCAGCTTGTGCCGTTACTTGTCAGAATATTCCCCGTTGTACCCGGAGCGACAGCCGAAACAGCGGATGTGCCATTACCTATCAATACGGCGTTTGCCGTTAACGTCGTTGCGCCAGTTCCGCCATTGGCAACACCAACAGCCGTAACGCCCCCAAAAACACCTGCGTTATTAAACTGGATCTGACCCGTCGTGCCACCCGGAGCAACCGTTGCAAACGCCAAAGCCCCACTACCATTCGTCTGCAGAAACTGCCCATTCGTCCCATCAGCAGCCGGCAGGGTAAACGTGGTATTCGCAGCAAGCGTGTTCGCCGCTTTAATTGCCACATAGTTCACGCCATTAGCGGTTGCCTCAGGAAGCTGCAGCTCAGCGCCCGCGATAGCAGAAGCCGTGACAGCGAAAGGCGTTGCCTGAGAGACAACCTTAGACTGCGTAGAAGCGTCAGGAAAGATAACCCCGGTATCACCGTTAATGGTTGTGCCCATTTAATTTACTCCGTGGGTGTTACGTCGATGATTTCCGGAATCACAGGCTGCGGCTTTACCAGAACGCCATCGATCCAGCCATCGCCGTTCTCAGCGTCGTCAGGAACTTCGGTGTCGTAAAAGACTGCGACATCGGGGTGGTATATATCCGTTGGCTCTGAATGAGCTATGTCCCGGATACGTTCGTTTTCAATCCATGCCTTGCGCATATTAATATCCATCCGTCCAATATAGGATTACAGCGCCTGCGCCGCCGGCACCTGAGAGGCGGACGCTGTTTGAATTGACTGAAATTCCACCGCCACCGCCGCCATTGCCGCCATCACCAGCGGTTGCAACTTCGGTACTTGATACAGAAGAGAAGCCGCCACCACCGGCAAAAAACCCTCCATTACCAGCCTTTCCTACACGAGCATTGGAGCTGATGTTGAAAGCCGTACCACCGCCACCCCCACACATACCACCATCGCCAGCGATCATTAGGCCGGAGGTGGTTCCACCCGCATTACAAAATCCACCGCCGCCCCCGCCATTGCCACCATTTCCGGCCATATAACCAGCAGAAGTAGTGCTAGTTTGAACGAAAGAGTTTCCGCCTGCGCCGCCAAAATTAAGATCCACAAGCAGCAGGTACGGATTACTAGCATTAGAGCTTAGAAAGCCACTTCCAGCGGCTGGCTGGATTGTAAAGGCGCCACCGCCTGATGTTGGAATTAATGGTTGGGTAACCGCCCCAATAATACCATTTCCACCGAGCCCTGCAGTATTTGAGAAAGCGCCATATGTGATATTTCCAGACCCAGCCGTTCCCGTTCCACCTACAGCGCAACTGGAAACGGTGTTGTTTACAAAAATGGATGCCCCATTAAAATTAAACGCACCTCCACCAAAAGCGAATCCTGATAGATTGGAATTTGAGCTCGAACTTATACCAGACCCATTTCCGCCCCATCCTGCTCCTCCGGTTGCAAAGTATTCAAGAATGCCTGAAGCCGGAATAAGGTCTCCGCCATTACCAGACGAAAAGAACCCGCCCGGTGCGCCACCACCAGTAGTTTTGTACCCAGCTGCAGCGCTTGTAATAGTCCCGCCACGGCCACCAGTTGAGGCAACTGAGTTACGTAAGCCGGTAACAGTTGCTGTCCCGCCCGCGCCTCCGGTACCGTTGGTAGTTACTCCGGGAGCACTCCCACCAGAGCCACCTGTGCAAGATACAATTGTGCCAAAGCTACTAGTCCCGCCAGAATTTCCGTTTGTATTTGATCCGGTAGTGTTAAGCGCAGCACCGCCAGCGCCAACCGTTATTGTTGGAAGAACTTGACCCGGCGTAACGTCTAAAATGCCAAATGCAAAGCCGCCACCGCCGCCGCCAGTAGCTAAGTGGCTAGTACCAGGGGCTGCCATCGCACCACTACCACCAGCGCCAACGACCATTACGCCGATCTGGAAGACGTTCGCTGGGACGACAAAGCCAGTGTAAGTTCCCGCTACCGTATAAGCACGCGCATTGGTCCAGCGCGGAGGAACTAGCGTAGTCGCATAGTTAGGCGGAAGCGGATAGCCGTAAGTTCCACGGTTCATTTAAAAATTCCCTCCGTATGCTGTGACCCGAAGGCCCGTCTGAGCAACGCTTGTGGTTGCGCGTAGTGAGTAGCCAGTGGGAAGATTCAGCGGCATGATGTTAGCATTACCGTTGCTTGACAGCGCAACAGTAAACGCCGGAGCAGTCGTGCTGCTTGTCACGGCCTGCACAGGAACCTGCTGCCAAAGAATGTAGTTTGTCCCATCGAATACAAACAAGTTGATTAGACCAGTGATTGTTGTCGCGACTCCCTGAATGTCGATATAATCGATGCGCGTACCAGATGCACCAGCTGTCAAGATAGTACCAACAGTGGTCGGTGCCGTGAGAGAGGTATCAGCCGTCGTCAGGTTAGCTGATCCGAAGACTGGGGTTGAAGCATATTGAGCCGAAGTAGCCATTTACCGTTCCTTAAATTATCCCAAGCGCCGACTGCGGATCGCCGGGCAAAGTGTTGCCGCCGTTTACAAATAATACAAATGATTCTGCGCCGGTAACAGCAGCTTGTGAAACCCATGTAGTGCCGTTTGAAGTAAGAATGTTACCCGCAGTTCCGGAAGAAGATAGGCCTGTGCCACCGTTCGCAGCAGGCAATACACCTGTCAGGCCACCCGTAGCCGTTAAAGTCCCGGCAATCGTGACATTCGCTCCGGTTGCCGTCAGCGCAGTGGTGCCGCCATTTGTTTGAAGCACCAAGTTCCCAGTCGTGTCGCCATTAACGACAATCGCCTGACCGCTGGTTGTTCCGGCTGTAATCGTACTCATCTTAGATCACCACCCATCTAGCACCTGAGGAAACCGTTAC